TATTTATGGGACTTTTTAGTTTCCTTTCAAACAAAAAAGAAGTTCGTAGTTTAGCAGAAGTATTGGCAGACAATCCATGTGAAGCGTTTATATCATCTAAGACAATGAAGTATGATAAGTCTGGATTGTCATTAGCTCCTTTATTTGCTGCTGTCAATATAATCTCCAATTCTTGTGCAGTATTACCATGGAAGTTTTTGAATAGGGATAGTGAGGATTTGAAGAATTCGCATTATCTATATCACTTGTTTGACAATACTATAGTTCCACGTTTCTTGTCAGTCAAGAATGCCATTAAAGATGTGTTGTTAGACGGCAATGGTTTCTTGTATATAGTTAGAGACAAAGAGACAGGTAGACCAAAGAAGTTGAAGTATGTTCCTACAAATGATGTAGTGATATATTATGACAACATTGTAGACTATGTGTATTATCAAATCCCTAAATGGAAAACTAGTTTTATCCCTTATTATGACATGATTCATTTCCGTATGCATACAGCTAATGGAGTGACAGGTACAGGTATTCCAGCATTTGCACGTAAGACCATTGAGACATCGAACTATACCGAGAGAGCAGTTACAGACTATATGGCATCAGGTGGAGCAGTTACAGGTATTTTGACCCCTAACTTCCATGAGGGAATGCCGGGTACTACCCCAAAGCAAGTAAAAGAGATGCGCCAGAAGTTCGATGAAGCAAGAGCAACAAAGGGCAATACTACTATTATCTTGCCAGCTGACTTGAAGTTCCAGCAGTTGTCCACGAATGCGAAGGATGCTGCTTTAGTAGACATGAGACTATACAACTTGACCGAGATTTGCAGATGGTTCAATTTAAGTCCTGTCTTGTTGGGTGATTTAAGTCATACACAATACAATTCAATCAATGAGACTCAGAAGGCATATTTACAGCACACATTACAGCCATTTTTAGTAATGATGGAAGAAGAGTTGAACATGAAGTTGATTATGCCAAGTAAGAGAGGATTAGAGTATATTGACATTGATGAAGAAGCTATGTTAGATACAGATTCCGAGAAGCAAGCTAACATAGTTACTAATTTAGAGACTAAGGGTATTATTTCGGTGAATGAAGCTAGAAAGAAGTTGGGATTGCCACCAGTTGACGGAGGTGATGATTTGATAGTAGCTTACAGTAATGTGAACAGTAATAAGTTGAATAGTACAGAGCCCGAAGAAAGTAAAGAAGATACCGAAGTCAAAGAAGACGACCAAGACAAAAACATTTCAGAATAAGATATATGAAAGGATATAAATTAGACAGAACACTTTATATATTTGATGCTACACCAGATGCTATTCCAGTTTCTGTTGATGATGTAGATGTAATATATGTACAGCAAGAACTTTTAGCTGCATATGTAAATGCTAACCAAGATGTAGCAAGCAAGATTAAGCCATACAATTATAAGTTATTGGCAGTTAATAAATTACCATGGGCTGATTATATAGATAATGATTTAGTAGAAGAAACAACTGAATACACAGTAAACGTTAATTTCGGACAGACTCTATTAGAAACTTTACCAGACGGGTCAGACAATTTGCCTTTTGAACCAAGCATGCCATATACTGCTGCAGAAGGAACACAATTAGTTTTCACACTACCATTTCAATCAGATTGGGAGCCATATAGAGAAGGCAATACTGATTTAGAACATAAAATTCAGATACAAGTCCCTGAGTCTATACAAGATTCTTATGAAATTATTTGGCCGTATGAAGATGGTGAAGACCCATATGCCCCTGTACAAGTTGATGGCACACTATCATTTACTATGCCAGCAGAAAATGTAACACTAAACATTGATTTGGTAGAAAACCCCGATTATGTAGCCCCACCAGTAGAAACAGAACTTACAGTTGTAAATAACTTACCTGAAGGTTGGACTTGCGAAGTTGCTATATTATCAGAGGGAAATGAAGAGCCTGTTCCAGTAGAGGATATTAATAGTAATATTACATTATATGAGAATGACGAGGTTTTTGTTAAAGTGTTAAACGAAAATAACGAACCAGTTAATTATTTTAACGAAGCTGATGGATTTTCAAACAGTTATAGTTGGACCCATGAAAGTGCCGAAACAATGCGAATGTTAAACGTTTATTGTTCTATAGAAGGAGATTTTAATGATGAAATAACAACTGATAACTTAGGTTATAACATTTGGGGTAAGACTGTAGCAGCAGACAACTTCGGGTACGGTGAAAATTTCACGATGCCATCTATACCACTTACATTAACTATACAGAAGTCATAAACTTAAATAAATTTGATTACAAAACATTATGAATAACATAGAATACAGAACATTTGCTTTTACCGATGACAATTATGATGCCGATAGTCATATCATTCGTGGTTTAGCAATACCAGTTGAATCGCGTTCACAGTTGTTGGGAGGTAAGTTTTATGAAGTCATAGCAAGAGAAGCTGTTTCCCAAGAGTTGATAGACAGTAATGATGTTAGACTTTTGTATGACCATAATCCTGCAGCTGGTACTATAGGCCGTTCAAAGTTCGGTGTCGGTACATTGAGATTGTATGTTGATGATGAAGGTTTGAAGTTTGAATGTGAGATTCCTAATACTCCGTTTGGTAAGACAATTGAAGAGGGTATTAGACGTAAAGACATCGACGGTGTGTCATTTGGATTTTATGTTGGTAAAGATGAGAAAGAGAAGAATGCAGACGGTACTTTCAATCGCAGAGTATTGTCATTTAGAAAGTTAGTTGAGATATCAGTATTAGATGTATTGCCAGCATATACAGACACACAAGTAGCAGTAAGAGCAATAGAAGAGATTGAAGAGCAAGAGAAGATTGAAGCCAAGAAGAAGAATGACGAAGAGTTAGAGAAAATTCGTGATTCATTTAGTGAGCTATTTGGCTAAAGTGTACAAAAATATTTCTATTTTAAAATATGAAAGTTATAGAATTAAAGGAGCAACGTTCTCAATTGAAAGAGCAGTTAGATATGATAATTGATGTAGCAAAGACTGAGGTACGTTCGCTTAATGAAGAAGAGAATGCTCAAGTTGAAGACATTAGAGCTAAAGTGATTGATTTGAATGCTCAGATTGAAGCTTTAGAGAAAGAAGAGCAAAGAGAAGCCGAAGAGGTAAAGAAAGAAGAAAAACGTTCAAATATATTTGATAATAATAAAAAGACCATGAAGAAACAAAATTTAGTAAAAGAGATTCGTGAGGCAATTGACAACCGCCAAGAATCTATCAAGCTTAATGCTGAGACACGTGCCGTTACAGTACAAGGTGAGAATGGCGTACATGATGAAGTAGTAGAAACTGAGATTGAAGGTATTTTAGAGCCTTTGTATGCTAATTCAGTTCTTAACCAATTAGGTGTTCGTACATATACAGGACTTCCAATGGGTGACATCCAGATTCCTTTGATGAGTAAGAATACCGTAAAGTGGGAAGGTGAGACAGATGAAGCAGATGCAACAGGCAACACATTTACTGCTATCAAGTTATCTCCAAAACGTTTAAGTGCTTATATTGATATTTCTAAACAACTTTTATACCAAGATACTATCGGTGTTGAGAATGCTATTCGTAGAGACCTTGTAAGAGCTTTACAAGACAAGATTGAAGCTACATTATTTGGTAATGAAGCTGGTACTACAGAGCAACCTGCTGGATTGTTCTATGGTAAGACACCTGTACAAGTTGCTAATTTTGCAGATGTATGTGATTTCGAAGCAACAGTAGAGAATGACAACGTATTTGGCAGCATGCAATATGTAATGAATCCTAAAGCAAAGGCAAAGTTCCGTTCAATGATTAAGGGTACTAACAACTCAGGTTTCGTATATGAAGCTGGTGAGATGGACGGTACTCCTACACATGTAACTACTAATGTTGCTGAGAATAAGTTCGTATACGGTGACTTTACAAATGTAGTTGTAGGTATTTGGAATGACCTTGACCTTACTATTGATACTATCACCCAAGCTACTAAGGGTTGTGTACGTTTAGTTATCAATGCCTATGTAGACTTCAAGGCTGCACGTAACGTAGGTTTAGCATTTGGTACTACTCAAGCGTAACAAAAATCTATCATATATAGAAGTGGGGTTCTAATACTCCACTTCTTTTAAAAAAATATGACAATCAATAGAAATGCAAGAAATTAATTATGACAAGAGAACATGGAAAGACCTTGGATTTGCTGACAAGATGAAATTCAGTTTAGCTGGATGTTTAGTAGCAAGTTCAATACTTATAGGTTTCATTTCATTTCTATGGCTGACATTTGTTCCTACAAGTGTTATTGCTCTAAGTGGATTGTGGTTATCTACTGCACTTGCATTTTTAGGTATAAGTAGTTATTTCCATAATGAACTCGTAAAATTTCAAACGGAAGTTAAAGAAAAGTTACATCAACTAAATATCCAATCAGAAATAAATAACGATGACAAACAATGAATTACATCACATTAGAAGACATTAAGAAACAGTGCATAATCTCAGAAGACTTTCACGAGGACGATTCTTACTTAGAAGCTCTCGGTGATGCTGCTGAGGAAAAGGTGAATGAGCATGTCGGTTTTACTTTAGATGAGATAGTAGCTGAGAATGGTGGCTTGCCTGCTACACTTCGTCTGGCTATGTTGTTGTTTGTCAGTTACATGTATGACAACAGAGGTATTGAGGACAAAGAGATACCCAGAGCCTTTGCTTCGTTATGTCAAGCATATGTAATATATCCAATCGCTTAAGTTATGCATAGTGGAGATTTGAAATATAGAATAAACATATATAGACAAGTAAAGAACAAGACTGATTTCGGTAATGATAGAATAACTTACGAATTCAAATGTTCTACAAGAGCAAGGGTGAATTTCTCATCAGGCAGTAGAACAGTTGTGAATGAGCAGATATACTATGATGTTGACCGAGAGTTTATTGTACGTCATTATGTAGATGTTGTTGATACAGATATAATAGAGTTTGACAATTACAAATGGAGGATATTGTCTATTGACCATGACAGGTTGTACAATGATATAGTAATAAGAGCCACTAAGTTCGATGAGTAAGAATATTAAGATTAATTTCGGTTTGACGAATGCTGCACGTAATGTAGACATATTCGGTGATTTTGTCGGTGATATGAAAGACCTTGCAGCAGAGATGCCAGCATTAGAGAAGAAGGCATTGAATGTGGGTGCTTATGTTTTGAAAGAGGAAGTCAAGAGGAATATGATATCGCGTTGGCCAGCAGCAGGCAGAGCGTTCAGAGTGAAGAGAAACGGTTATGTACGTAGTTCTGTGCCTATTGCCGAATCTGCTCCAATGCAAGGCAAGCCGTCAGGAGGTAAGACAGTCGTTTACATATCAGGCAGACCGCAAGAAGCTGGCTATATTGCTAAGATGTACAATGTAAGAACTAAAGACAGAATACAGAGAAAGAGGAATGGCAAGCCGTTGCGAAAGTCAATCAACTTACGTTCAGTCGGTGGTTTGAAATATTTTGAGAGCGGTATAGCTGCAGGTGAAGAACAATGTTATGATGCAATGGAAAGAATACTAATGAGAAAAATATCTAATTTAGAAGTAGAATAGTATGGACAATAGTATAAAGATATGGAAGTACTTATTACCGTTCTTGCAAGAGAATGAGGATTTGCAAGCTAAGATGAACATAGACAACATCCTGCCTTTAGCTGCTGCTCCTGAAACAAAATATCCTATAGTGATATATCATAGAGACAGCATTGAGACTACGTATACTAAGGGAATCGGATGGAGCAATAGAGTCTATATTTCACTTGACATATACACTCTTGATTACACAGAAGGGACAGAAATAACAAATATAATAAGAAATATATTCGAAAACAAATCATTAAAGACAGATGAGATACGCATATCTGATATCTATGTTTCATATATAAATGAGAGTTGGGCAGAGGATGCATATCGGCAAACAATACAATTCAATATGACAGTTGAATGAATTTTAAAAATATATCTAGATATACAAATATGGCAAATTACACATTAACAAACAATGATATAATCAAAGGTGGACATTTGATGGTATTTCTTAACGATGAGCCTATAGCATTTGCTACAAGCCACTCACTATCAAAGACTTTGAATACTCAGGAAGTTGCTACTAAAGACCATGGTGATTATGCTGCTGTATTACCACAGAATATTACATGGGAAGTTACTACAGAGAATCTTTATTCCATTGATGATTATAAGAAGTTGAATACTGCGTTTAAGACACGTCAAACTGTAAAGATTTATTTTGGTGAGACAACTTATGCACAAGATACTGTTCAAGGTTCATTAGTTGGAGCAACACCAGAATTAGCTAATTGGGAAAAATCAGAATTTGGTGAAGAAGGTGATGCTTACATTACTTCATTACAAGTTACTGCTGCAGCTGGTGACAATGCTACATTCAGTGCAACATTTACAGGTACAGGTGAGTTGAAAGATGTAAATACTCCTGCTTCTACTCCAGGAGTAACAGGAGTAACAGGAGTAACAGGAGTTTAATTCCTGTGAACCTTTAATATCAAGTTTTTCTTTCATTTAAATACTTTATATAGGGAGGTTGGTGGATTATTCTGCCAACCTTTTTTTACTATTTTAAACTATAAATATAACTAAAACAAATAAAATATGGCAAAACAATTCCGCCCTGTGGTGGTCTACGGGAATGATACTACACTTTATATCAGAATGAAGCGTTTTGATAAAAGTACAGGAGAGTACATTGACTTCAACATGGAACAAGTCACGGATTTATCAGTTAGTTTAATTTGTTCACAACATAACACTGATATACCTTTGACTTTTACTGTAGATGGCAATTTGATTACATGTGCTATTGAATATCGTCTATTACATCCAAATGCATCTTATGGCATTATAGTTGAGGGTATAGATGAAGACCAAAAGCATTTCCGATTTGAAATGCTAAGCCGAGAAGGATTTCTAGTTGTTTCTAATACATCAGGCATGAAGACCGATGATAATATAGAGACAATAGATATTCAAGGCAGAGTCGGTTGGGGCATTTCGTATAATGGTGACCTGACTAACTATTACACAAAGTCTGAGGTTGATAATTTGATTGCAGAGATTGAAATCGACCTTAGCGATTATTATACAAAAGAAGAAATCAATCAATTAGTTAACCAATTTCCAACTAAATCAGAGATTGATGCAAGATTTAATGACTATTATACTAAGACACAAGTAAATGGTTTGATAAGTGATTTAGAAAATATAGTTGATGATAAGCAAGACACTTTAGTTTCCGGTGTTAATATCAAGACTATCAATAACGAATCTATTCTTGGAGAAGGCAATATAGACATACAAGGTGGTGGAGGTTCTGTAGAGCCGATTATAGTAAATTATGGTGAAGTTATTCCAGATGAGACTATTGCTAAGATATTAGAACAGAAGACAGATATTTTCTTACATAAGGGGAATTTCTATTACGCCTGTTCCTCTATAAGTGATTATAGAATAGGATTTGAACATATTGTTGCATCAGATGGTCTTTATTTTACATGGAACGAATACTATTATTTAATTGGTGTTCAACAATGGAATACAACCACACTTAATACATATAAGAAAAGTGCATCAGATGGATTACTTAGAAACAAGCAAGACACTTTAGTTTCTGGTTCTAACATCAAGACTATCAATAACGAATCTATTCTTGGTGAAGGCAACATAGACATACAGGCAGGTGAAGATTATTCTGAGCAAATAGAAGTCAATACACAATCATTAGTTGACTTAGACAATCGTATCAAAACAATGAATCAATCTTTTGGTGAGTCTATTGGTGATATAGGTGAGAAATTAGAAGATTTGGAAAACAATACAAATGAGACACTTGACAGTTTAAGTGATAATATAAACGAGCAATTTAGTTCTACAGCAACTATTTTGAAAGAACACTCTGAGAGATTAGCTGTTCAATCAGATTGGAATGAAAGTGATAGTTCAAGCTTAGCATACATACAGAACAAGCCGACTATATCTACACCAGTTCAATCAGATTGGAATGAGACAGATACCACATCATTAGCATACATACAGAATAAGCCGACTATACAAACACAAGTTCAATCAGATTGGAATGAAAGTGATACTACATCATTAGCATACATACAGAATAAGCCGACTATCCAATCACCAGTTCAATCAGATTGGAATGAAAGCGATACTACATCATTAGCATATATACAGAATAAGCCAAGTATAAGCGAGCCCGGATTTGTAAAATTAGTCAATGGAAATAAGACAGGTTTAGTTAATTCATTGTCAACAAATTATAATACAAATATAGGAAAGGGCGCAGTAATAGAAGGTAATGGACACAATGCAATGAACTTAATAGAAGCAAGTGCAGATTTTTCACATGCTGAGGGTTATAATTCAAAAGCACAAGGAGCATGTTCACACGCAGAGGGACAATCAACAGCACAAGGAGTATATTCACACGCAGAGGGACAATCTAGAGCATCAGGACAAAATTCACATTCAGAGGGACAATCTATAGCGGAAGGAACTAATTCACACGCAGAAGGAAGTTCAACGAACGCAAAAGGAACTAATTCACACACAAGTGGATATCAGACAATAGCAAATAATCGTTCTGAATTCGCGATAGGACAGTGGAATACAAGTGTATATCTTGGTAACAATACATTTGACCCTACAAACGCAAATGCTAGTATATTTACTGTAGGTAATGGAACTAGTAATAGTGCAAGACACAATGCCTTTGATATTAAAATGAACGGTGACATATACCTAAATGATGGAACTCACCCAGTTTCATCAAATACAAATGGGCTAAAAATCGAAGTAGTTTCCGCACTACCAGCTACTCCTGATGCAAATACAATATATGTAATTCAATAAGTTATGGAAGGATTTGCATTAAATAATATACAGAATTGCTATTTAGGCTCAACACCTGCAACAGCGATATTTTTAGGTTCGAACAAAATATGGCCGACTACACAACATGATTATAGCCAAGATTATCTTACATTTGAAGTTATTGAAGATACAAAATTTCTATATCGTAGTAGTTATTCAACAAATAAATTATTATATAGTTTAGATAATGGTTCAACTTGGGCATTGCTAGAACAACAAACATGGACACCTACTATAACTGCAGGAAATAAAATACTTTGGAAACAAACCGATTTAAAAAACGAATTAAGTCATGGGATTTGTTCTTTCTCTAATAATTCAACAATTGATTCATCTACTGGAGATTCTATTCCAGTAGGAAAATTTAATATAAGTGGTAATATTATGTCATTATTATATGGTGACGATTTTATTAATAAGACCAGCTTATCTAGACCTGATATCGGAATGGACGGACAATGTGTATTTATGAACTTATTTCAAAATTGTAAGGGATTAATTAATGCGAATAATCTTATATTACCTGCAACCACATTAGCTGGATATTGTTATGCTGGTATGTTTGAAGGGTGTACATCATTGACAACTGCTCCAGAATTACCTGCAACTAGTATAGATATTCATTGTTATGCTGGTATGTTCAGTGGTTGCTCATCATTAACAAAAGCTCCAGAATTACCAGCAACTACTGCATTAACCGATTGTTATAGATATATGTTTAAGGATTGTACATCATTGACAACTGCTCCAGAACTACCAGCAACTAAATTATATGGTGATTGTTATTATGGTATGTTCCAAGGTTGCTCATCATTAATAACTGCTCCAGAACTACCAGCAACTACATTAATAAGTTACTGTTATAGTTACATGTTCAAGGATTGTACATCATTAACAACCGCACCTGTATTACCAGCAACTACATTAACTGATTATTGTTATCGATATATGTTTAATGGTTGTACTAATCTTAACTATATAAAGATGCTTGCAACGGACATAAGTGCAACTAGTCCTTTAGGATACTGGGTATATGGGGTTTCGAGTACAGGTACATTTGTTAAGAATGCTGCTATGACTACCTTACCTACAGGAACATCTGGTATACCTACTGGGTGGACTGTACGGGATGCTTAAAAAATATAACATCTTCGTTTCACTACGATGTGAAATGAATATAAACACTTTAGAAAAATATCAAACTATATATTATGAAAAAATATTTAACAAAATTTACTAACAATACACAATATAAGCAATTCTTAGGTTCA